ACTTCCTGCAGCCACGATCACAGTGGCAACGGTTCGGGCTGTCGGATATCTCGAAATCGATGCCAATCAGATGACGAAAGCCACCGCTCTAGTCGCGGCTTATACCCATATCGCAATCGCGATAACTCCTAATGTAGCCACACAGACAGGGGCTGTGCTTATACGAGATAATGCTCGTTACACACCCGTTCAGTACGTTGCTGCACAAGATTATGCCTAACTCTGTCTTGTAATCCTGTAAGTTGTTTGGCAATCTAAGAGGGGGCCCTATGCCCCCTCGTGTTTAAGGGAGAGAATCGTGGAATATGTAGTCAGGAAGCCATTTAAACAAGGCGGAGTGATGAAAAACCCGGGCGATATCATTGATCTTGACAGAACCCGTGCGAATCAGTTACGACAATATGGATTTATCGATAAGCCCGTCGAGACTGCCAAGATAGAACCTTCGGAAAGAGCAGTCAGGCCGAAGCCGGGGACCAAGAAGAAAATGCGACCCTCTGTCGATGAGGATTAAACTATGGGACTTATATTAATCACCCCTCCGGCAATCGAGCCGGTATCGTTACTTGAAATCAAGCAACATCTCAGGATTGATTCTGGCAGCATGACGGATAACCTCTCGGAGATACAAACTATCTTATCGGGGGATCATGTTATCGCACTTGCTTATACCCTAGAAGGAATCGGCGTAGAGGTATTGGGATATGATACGCTGGTAATTCTCACGGCCGGAACGTTCGGAGCGGGGGGCATAGTCGACGTAAAGCTGCAGGAATCTGATACCGACGTGGCTCTTACTTATACGGACGTTGCGGGTGGCGCATTCGCACAGGTGACGACAGCAAATGATGAGGCGGTATACGAGCTCGCGTATTCGGGGACGAAGAAATATATCCGGGCCATAGCGACAGTAGCGGGCAATACTTGTGACTTCGGCGTTGTGGTAGTACGCAATCTCCCGACGAGCATGGAAGATGCAGTCCTGTCGGGGTTCATTGTGGCTGCCCGGGAATATTGCGAGATATATCAGTATCGTGCATACATAACGCAGGTGTGGGATTACTGGCTGGATGATTTTCCCGATTCACCGTTTAAGATTCCGTTTCCTCCCCTTCAGACGATTGACAGCATCAAATATTATGACACAGCCGGAGTAGAGTATGTTTTTCCTCCTGCGAGTTACGAAACGGATATATCAAACTATATCGGCAGGGGAGGGCTTGCTTACGGCATAAGCTGGCCCACGATAGAGCTCCGGCCTATGAAGAATGTAGCTATTCAGTTTACAGCCGGATATGGACTTCTTGCAACGGATGTTCCAGAGAAAGCACGGCTGGCAATCAAACTCTTGACCGGGGATATGTACGAGAATCGAGAGGCAACCGATATCAAAAGACACGAAGAAGTAATGTTCGGAGTTCATGCACTCCTCGGCCTGGAAGGATTGACACTAACATGAGAGCGGGCGCATTAAAATACTATGTCACATTTGAACGACCCCACAAACGCACGGCCGGGGCCCACGGTGGAAATATCAAGAACTGGGAGCTTCACGCATATGCATGGGCGTCGATGGAGCCGTTATCTGCACGGGAATATGCCGAGACTCATCAAATGGAAGAAGAGGTCTCTATTCGGTTTATCATACGGTATCGACCCGATTTGAATACACATATGAGAATCAAGTATGGTACACGATATTTCAAGATTGTTGGGAGACTCAATGCAAGGGCGCAGAATAGATATTTAGAGATCATGGCACTGGAAACAGAGGATTTCGAGTAATGGTATCGATAAGTATTCGGCTAGAACCAGATATAATCGACAAGCTAAATACGTTGGGACCCTATTTGCGCGAAGCACTTGCCAATGCCCTTCTTCCTTCGGTGCGAGTCGTCAAAAAAGAAACCATCCCGAAGGTGCGAGTATTATCGGGGAAAACGCGAGATAGTTATTACTATAGCGTTGATAAAGAAAAACAAGAGGCTTATGTATTCTCTGATTGGTTTGTATCGCGGTTTCTTGAATACGGCACAATAAGAATGAGGGCCTTTCCTGCATTGAGACCTGCGCTTGAGGCGTGTCGGAAACCCATTGAGCAATTCTTTATTGTCGAAATTGACAAGGCTATTGATAAGGCGGCGAGGGCATAATGGCAAAACGCGAACTGATTCTAAATGATATTGAAACTTCACTCGTAGCCATCACGGTTGCGGGGGGATTCAATAACGATATTAAGGTTGTGACCCGCGAAAGCGAGAATATTGAGCATTATGATATTACTGATTATCCCCTTGCAATAATCTCATGGAGCGATGAGGGCAAAGAGGGTCCCGATGTCGGATTTGATTGTGTCGAGGCATTTCTCACGATAAATATCCGGGGGGCAGTATATGCTACGTCGGCGATTGAAACGGCGCTTAACTTATTCCTTGATGATATCGAAGTCGCACTTGTGACCGATCCCGAACGGAGTAATAACGCAGACCTCACAGCCCCCGTTGCGATTACGGTATATCAGGGCCCCCGTGAACATACACTAGTTTTTGATTTCACATTTTTACTTAAATATTCTTATGCGAGAGGTAATCCATAATGCCATACGTAAAGCCATTAAAACCGTTTAAATCCAAGTTTTCTCATGCTATCGCACGGCGCGATACACTCGGGGAAACCCTGTGGTTAAATCCGCCGGATTATGAGGAGTTATCAGAACGCGAAGGCGGCCCGTATTTTACTGACGTTGAACCCAAAAAAGACGGAGCACCAAAGGAAAAACCCAAAACCCCGTCATTAAAATATAAAAAGAATAAGGAGGCAAAATAAATGCCACTAGGAGTAGGAGCAATAGGAAAAGCCGGAATCATCAAAGAGGGGGCGGGGTATGGCGTTGGCGTTGGCGCAGTTGATCAATTCCTTGAGATTCGGGCCGAAGACAGTCTCAAAAATGAGATAGAGAAGATCCCCGGAGATTATCTTATCGGGGCCCCGACCTTGCACAGGTTTTATCATGGTGTACAGAATCCGAAAGGTATCATCCCCGTCGTAGTCAATCCTGATAATATTGGACTCTTGCTATATATGGCGCTGGGAGTGGAAGGGAACGCAACACAGGTTAATGTTGTCAATCCCGAGATTACAGAGATTACTTGTGAGGCCGATATTGCCGGAAGTTTGAGCGGTGATCATATCTTATTCGATGCTCCCGCTCTACCATTTTATGCCTGGTTCGATATCGATGACATGGGATCAATCGATCCCGCATTAGTGGGCAGGACCGCAATTCCGGTTGGAATGCCCGCGGGTACTCTCGTTAATGACGTAGCTATAGCACTAGCAGCGGCAATCAATGCGAATGCCAACTTCGGAGCTGGCGCGGTTGGGGCGGTTGTGACGATAACGAATGCGGCCAATGGAGCAGTCATCGATGCGACAAACGGAGATACGGGATGGGGAGTAGCGCCCAACGTTACACAGCAAGGATCGGGCGGGCTTGCTTATACCCATATTTTTACTCCCGCTGATGCGGCGACCGATTTGGGAAGCTTCGTATATCATATTGACCGCCATATTGAGAACTTTAAATATACGGGCTGTATGGTCAACAATTTCTCGCTCAAGGCCACAAAGGGCTCTCTGGTATTTGCTGATTTTGATATCCTCGCAAAAGCAGAGGATGATGCGGCCGGAGCATTCCCCGGAGGTGTTGATCCAAGCGCCTTGAATCCGTATGTCTTTCATATGGGATCAATGAGTCTCGGGGGAGCTGTAACCTACGTCAAGAGCTTCGATTTCACACATAGTTGGAACCTTGACGAAGAGGGCGGGTTCGTCCTCTACGGTTCTGATACAAGGCATCATTGCTACAAAACGATTGAGACTCTTACGGGCTCGATGGAGCTCGAATGGACAGCGGCCTCAGATGCTATGCGGGATGCGTTTCTTGATAATGCTCAAGTGGCGCTGATATTGACTTTCACTTCTCATGAACTCATTGAGGCCGGGCAGGCCTACACGTTGACAATCGAAATCCCAAAGATAAATATCCTCGGCGATCCCCCGGTACTCTCAAGCAGGGACCGGACGCCCTTCACGGTCAATTTTGAGGCAAGTTACGACGCAACCAATTTCATCAAGATAACGCACAAGGATGCTAAAAACGTAAAGTGGAGTGCATAACATGAAAATCAATGTGAAGAGTTTACGTGAGACGCGCACTACCAAAGAAGTAGACATTACCCCCTTTCTGTCGGAAGAGATCGCGAAGCAGGCCGGGGG